GCGCTTCCCGTGCGAACGACATTTCTGGCCAGTGGCAACAATATCCGGTTGGCCGGCGATATGCCGAGGAGGTGCTTCAAGGTGCGGCTGGATGCGAAGTGCTCGCAGCCTTACCTCAGAACAGGTCCTGCCGAGGGTAAGGCATTCGCGATCCAGGATCTTAAGGCCTGGACCATCTTTCACCGCGGTGCGCTGCTGGCTGCCCTCCTGACGCTCTCGCGGGCCTGGTTTGTTGCCGGCAGGCCAAAGCCGGCAGTCAGACCGCTTGGGAGCTTCGAGAAGTGGATCATCACCATTGGCGGCATCCTGGAGCACGCTGGCATAAACGGGTTCATGATGAACGCAGGCGACATGTACAGAGAGGCCGACGAGGAATCTACGCAGTGGGAGGCGTTTCTCTTGACGCTGCAGGAGTTGTTCCCGGATCCTTTCACCACCGCGGCCGTAGCAGACGAATTGCAGGGGAAGACGTGGGATACAGAGAAGCACATCGCGGAGCCGAGCAAACGGGCGATGCAACTGAGATCGGCGCTTCCGGATAGCCTGCTGGAGGTCGCCGATAAAGACGCTCTATTCCGCCGCCGGCTGGGCAAGCTGCTCGGCGAGCGCGTAGAAAGGCGCTACGGCAAGGACCAGGTCCACTTGAAGCGCGGCAAGCTTTTGCACGGGAGTCCACAATGGGATGTGCGAAAGACGTGAGGGAACACGCGCTTTCGGGTGGGTCAGGTGGGTCACTGGGTGGGTTACCCTCATGACTAACACACCCAATCAAGTCCTTTTTGCGCAATCTGTTGCCCCCACGGGGTGGGTTAGGTGAGTCACTTTTCCACCTACGCATCATACGCGCTGGTGCGCACACGCGCGCGTGGGTGCATCGAGCCGTAAGGCAAAAGTGACCCACCCAACCCACCTAACCCACCCCAAGTTAAGCCGGACGGTTTCCTTTGGCCCCTGGTCGCGGTGCGATGTCCGCGTCCACCGTGATCCCCACCAAGATGCTCACCACGAAGGCACCGTCACGCCCAGCCGGGCCGCGCCCTTGCCCGCCGGGCTACCGTTCCAGCGGCTCCGGGCGGCTCTCAATCTGTGGCATTTGTAAACCCGAGCCAACTTTAGATCGAGAACGAGGATATAGATGAAAGCCAAGACATTGCGATTCTCGGACCTGTCGGCATCCCGCCAGGCATTGGTGCGCCTTTGCCAGCACGTGAATTTCGGCCAGATCCTCAGCTTGCAGGTGCGGAATGCCGAGCCAATCTGGGACCCCGCTCCGACGATCCTGTCGGAAGTCAGGCTCGAAATTGAAGAGACTCCACGGCCAGAACGTGATCTGGCCGATTTCAAGCTCTCGTTCGCCATCCAGCGCCTGATGCGCCAATTGGATTACATCCAAGAGGGCAAGATCGAGAAGGTCGAAGTCAGAGAGGGCATTCCCAGGCGGCTCATTCTCTCAGGTCTGGTGCAGAGTACCGTGCAGACTGCAGGTCCACGCATGGCCGATCCTATTTGAAACAGAGGAGACCCATTTTGTTACTGCCCCCTCTGTACAACGAAAGGCAGGCGGAGTATCATCGGGGCAGAGGCTGTTCGCTCGGCCGGCGCCCAAGGCGCAACTTGCGGAAGGTTCCTCCAACCCTATTAGGGAAGGTGAGGCATGCTTTCGCAATCAGCGATTTCGCCCCAAGTTCAGCTTTGGCCCATAGAGCGGTTCGTCTTCTACGCTCGCAATCCCCGCAAGAATGATGCCGCGGTTGACCGGATGTGGGCGTCCATCCGCGAGTTCGGGTTCAAGATCCCGGTGCTCGCCCGCAGCGACGGAACCGTCGTGGACGGCGACCTCCGAATCAAGGCAGCGCGCAAGTTGGGATCGTGGCCCCGTGGCGACATCACCGGAATCCCCGTGATCCTATGCGACGAATGGTCGGAGGCGCAGGTGAAGGCTTTCCGCCTCATGGTGAACCGCTCCGTCACGTGGGCCGATTGGGACGTAGAGCTTCTGGGCGCGGAGTTCCTGGAGCTGAAGGCGATGCATTTCGATCTGAGCCTAACCGGGTTCGACACGCACGAGATCGACGAGTTCACGCTATCCGTGAACTCGGCTGAAAACGAAGTGCACCCGCTTCCCGAGGTTCCGGTCTCGCGCCCGGGCGACCTGTGGTTGTGTGGCAAGCACCGGGTGCACTGCGGGGACTCCACCAGCGCCGCTGACGTGGCCCGACTCCTGGCCAATCGCAAGCCGCTCTTGATGACGACGGACCCACCTTATGGCATCGAGCTCGATTCCGAGTGGCGCGATCGAGCAGGACTGAACGGCTGCGGGCCCGCCGAGGCCAGCTACCTGAAGCACCGGACTGAAGGCCACACCGAAACGACCATCTCGGGAGACACGCGGGCTGACTGGTCGGAAGCGTTCGAGCTCGTCCCGAGCCTCCAGGTCGCTTATGTCTGGCACGCCTCCAAGTTCACGCGGGAAGTACTCGATGGACTGCTCCGCATCGGCTTCCTGCACCACCAGCAGATCATCTGGGACAAGGGGCGGACGGTCCTCACGCGTACGCTCTATTGGTTTCAACATGAGCCGTGCTGGTTCGTGCGGAAGAAGAACGCGCCGTGGTACGGGAAAGCCGGCGAGAATTCCACCATCTGGGCATCCCCTTCCCCCAAGTTCATCATGGGCGGGTCGGACGAAGAGAAGTACGATCACCCGACCCAGAAGCCTATCGATCTGATGCGGCGCCCGATCCTCAACCACACCAAGCGTGGCGAGCTGGTGTACGATCCGTTCCTGGGCAGCGGCACCACCCTGGCGGCGGCAGAATTGACCGAGCGCGTTTGCCTGGGTATCGAGTTGGACCCGAAGTACGTGGACGTCGCAGTCCTGCGCTGGCAATCTTTGAACCACCGGAAGGCCAAGCTGGACGGCGACGGGCGGACCTTCGAAGTGATTGCGGCGGAGCGCCAGAAGGTGGCCCGGTGAATCCAACGTTGCCGCCGGGAGATCGCGGCCTGCGAAGCGCAGATCCGGGCGGGCCATCCCGATTGGCAAGGGCTGTGCCGCGCGCTGGTCGACTGGGGTGCCGAGTTGCGGCGGTTGCAACGAAGCTGAGGGTTGGCCTCCGTTGCGCCGCGTTTGGCCCACGTTCGCTCGGGGGGCAACCAGTGGGCGTGCCTCAGGACGCACCAAAGGAAGAGGCGCACGATGGCGCGTAGGCTCGACTCATTCGGCAAAATTCGGCACCCTAAAAAGAGAGCCTTTCTGGCAGCTGTGGCCAACACGGCTAACGTGTTGCGTGCCGCGGAAATAGCTGGAATGGACCGCGACAATCACTACCTTTGGCTGAAAAAGGACCCGGCATATGCGGCGGCATTCGAGATCGCCTGGCAGCGAGGGACGGATGCGTTGGAGGCCGAAGCAGTGCGCCGGGCATATGAAGGCGTGACTAAGCCGATCTTCCATGCCGGGAAACGCGCCATCGATGTGGTACAGAATCCCGACGGCAGCCTCAAGCGGGACGAATCCGGGAAGCCCATCGGTATTCCGGCCGCGGTGCGGGAGTATAGTGACACGCTACTGATCTTCCTGCTTAAGGGCCGGAATCCTGCGGTCTTCGGCGACCGGACGGCGCTGGAGCACAGAGGCGCCCGCGAGCGCACCACAATTGTCCTCAATTTGCTGCCGGTGGGGGCGCAACCCGGCGGCGGCCGGTCGGAGCCGGCGGCCCAGCGGGCACTTCCGCAACCACGGACTATCCAGACCAAGGCGGAGAAGGTAAGTGCTCAACAGCGGCGGATTACACAAATTGGGCGGTCAGGAAGGAACTCAGCCCCGAAGGAGAAAGGCCCGCCACGGCAAGTTGCTGGGCGGGCCAGGAGGGAGGCGTTCGATGCTACGATTTGATCCGATAAGTCCTTTCTCCGCCCTCGGGCTTGAAGGACTCAACCGCGTATCCGGCCTTCTTCATCGCGCCCGCCATGAACCCCCGGACGGTGTGTTTCTGCCAGTTCATTTTGTCCATAATCTCCGCCAGGGTCGCGCCATTCTTCCGCTGCAGCAGGGCGACCACCTGGGCCGTCTTGCTGCCGTCGCGCGGTGCGGCGCTTTCCTGCGCCTTGGCGGCTTTTTTGGCCTTGGGCGCTTTCTTGGTGGCGGTGGCCTTCTTGATCGCCTTGGCCTTCGCGGGCGCACCCTTGGCCGTCCGTGCGCCAGCTTTGGGCTTCCTGTCGGCCTTCGGCTTCGCGGGCTCCGCCTCGGGTTTGGCGGCCTCGCCCAACCCCTGAATGCGCTCCCAGATGCGGCTGGCGGCGGCGTTGCTGGTTTTGAAGCGCTTCACCGGGGTAACGCCCGGCAGGCTATTCCAGATGGCCAGCAGGCGCTCGGCCGGCCAAGCGGAGGCCAGTTCGGCCAACTCCTTGCGGCTGGCGAAGGTATCGAAGGGGGTTGCGGTCACGGCGGCGGCCTCTTCGGGAGTGCCATGCGCCGTGATGTTGTTTTCGCTGTCTATGGTGAACGTCATTTTGAATCTCCTTGTTCCGCGCTCTTCGCGGTCATGGACATCGATTGCTCTGAAGTGCTTGAAAAGCAAGGCAATTCTGAAAAAGAAAACCCGGTGCTCGCCCGCAGCGAAGAAACCGTGGATGTGGACGTAATCGTCAGCAGGTGGCAATCTCTGGCCGGCAAGAAGGCCACGCTCGACGGCGATGGGCGAAGCTGCTTCGAAGAGATGGCGGCGTCGCGGAAGGGAGGCGCGGCGATTATTTCCCGCGTATAAAAACAAAGTGCCCCGAGGCCGCCCAAAGTACAAACCGACCGAGGCCGACCGGAACACCGTCCGCAGCATGGCGGCAACCGGATTCGCGCACACCTCAATATCCAACTGCCTGGGAATCAGTGGAATAGACGAAAAGACCCTGCGCAAGCATTTCCGCCACGAGTTGGACACGGCCGCGGACAAAGCCAACGCTGCCGTGGCGAACAAGGCTTACCAGATGGCGATCGCTGGTGATCCGCCAGCGGCGACATTCTTCTGGCTGAAGTGCCGGGCTGGATGGAAGGAGACCGACCGGCTGGATCTCAATGCCAACATCAGGGCCATCGAACGGGAAGACATCGAGGCACGGGTGTCGGAGTTGGAGCAGGCCGCGGAGCTGACGAAAGCGGGCGGGAAAACCGTCACCAGACGGATCGTCCGGTCCAATGCGGGTTGGGGACTGGCCCTAGATCGGGACGCGTGCATCCAGATCCTCGGTGAATGCGGGTTTCTGCCCACTGGCTCTCTCGGCCTCGTGAATCTCTCCGAGATCCCGGATGGCCTGAACGTGGAGGAAACGGAGAAGTTTCTGCGGGAAAACGCCGCGGAGATCTGCGGTTCCCGCCGTGCTCAAAATGATGGTGCGGGTGCATGATCAGCAGAAATCTTGCGCGGCGTTTGGAAGATCTCAAATCCCGCTTTCAGCCGCGCCGGTGTACCCGTCCAACGGACGGACCCACAGCCCGTTCTTCCCGTTACCGGAACTCAGGAAGATCCGGCTCGAGGTCAAGGTGGTGGTGTCGAGCGGCTACAGCGAGGCCGAGACGATGACACTGTTCAAAGGCCAGCGGGTTTCAGGCTTCATCAAGAAGCCCTACACCTCCAAGGGGCTCGCAAAGAAGGTGAAGGTCTGCGTGGGATAATCCGCGCGCTCCGCCACAGGTGCAGTCAAGGCGCGGGCCCAATCGTCACGCCAGGAATACGGGCGGGACGAGAATCGTCTCGTGGGGAGTGGCCCGGCCCGGCCTTCGAGTAGGGGGCCCCTGCATCACGGGGTACTCGGAAATTGGAGCAGGTTTGAGGATGGCTCCGAACTACAAGGCCTGCTCGGCGGTGCTGGCTTGTGCCCGCGATAGCTTCCGATATTTGCCGATATCGCTCGCGTGGAATGGGCGACCGTTCGTGTTGGATGAGTCCATCTTTATCCTTCCTGCGCCCATGAAGTTTAAACAAATGGGCTATGGCTCGCCCCGTGCATATGCCAGATCTTCCTCCCGAACGTGGTACCGTGCATCTGCAACGAGAATGACGCGGGTCCAAGCATTGTGCAGACTGGTGGCAAATTCGTCAGTGACGGCGACTTCCGTGCCGACAGGCAACGTTCGGCCTTCCTGAGTGGACAGGATGTTCTTGAGCTTGAGGATCGT